AGACAAGATAAATGAATATTTTAAACTTATAGTAATTTTGTAACAAGTTATGGATGGAGCTCTTTTCAATTAGAATACAGCGCACTTTTCAATTAGTATCTACACACCTATACGTTTGAGTTTGAAATCCGGGCTGGCAAAGGCCGTAGAAAACCGGTGGAAGATACAGATGGTGTGATTACAGGTGAATACGCTGTCAAGCTCCAGCCTGAAGACAAAACTGTTGAAGGTATCATAATCGACAGAAGCGTGTTGTCCTTGGAGGATACATACGACACAGATAATGGCACCAAGTGGAAATATACCGCTGACGTATTGAAACCTAAGACCGGCAATCAGGTAAAATTCGAAGTCGTAAATTTTAATGGTGCCGGCAGCCTTCGAGTGATCATCACAGATGATGGCGGAGCCGGCATGTGGAAATTATCTACAGAAACGGACTGGCATCATAGCGGTACTTCAATTACCACAAAAGCCGGTCTTGTGACAATCATATATAAAGATATCGAAGGAAAAACACTGCCTACACAGACATCCGCTACTGTTAAAGATGGGGAAACAGTTGAAGTAAACGCGGTGTACACTTCTGCCGGATGATAATTTTCCATTCAGAGAACAGGCAAACGGAAAGACGTCCTTTACAGGTTGGAGGATAAACCTGCATCAAATTTATGATTTATGAATGACAAAGAGCGAAATATTGAGATGGATGTGGCCGACGCCATCATGGAAAGACCTGCCGGCTTTACCGTTGGCAAGCGGTCTTTCTTTATCCATCCCATCACACTCGGCAAAATGTATCTTTTGGCCAGATTATTTGATTCCCTCGAAATAAGCAAACAGGTTGTTTCCACCAATCCTTATATGGAAGCCATAAGGATCTGCAAAACGAAACGTGATATTGTCTGCCGCATACTCTCCTACTCCACGTTCAACCGGAAGAACGATTTGTTCGACAATAGCAAGGTGGATAAGCGTACAAAATTGTTTTCCCGAACACTCTCTGAGGAGGAACTTGCTACCATACTGGTTCTCATTCTTACAAGTGATAATATGGATACCTTCCTGCGGCATTTCGGAATAGACAAAGAAAATACGGAAAGAAAACGGATAGCCAAAGTAAAAAAGAACAATAGCAGTATCTCATTCGGAGGCAACAGCACCTACGGAACAATGATAGACTTTGCCTGCCAAAGATACGGATGGACTTTTGATTATGTGGTATGGGGCATCAGCTATATCAATCTAAGGATGTTAATGGCTGATGCCATCACGACTGTATATCTGTCCTCTGACGAAATGAAACAACTCGGAATATCTGGTTCAGAAGAAATAATCGATGCCGGGAATCCAAAGAACAGGGAACGTATCAAAGCCCTGCTTGAGGAATGAATCGGAAAAACAGAACAATATTTTCATAATCGGTCAAAAAAATTACGGGGTCTATAATTTTATAACAAGAAAAATAGAACAAATGTCATGTCAATGCACATGATACCCATCAAATCGAAAAGACTATGGCTGGATTGCATTTTGATATAACTGGGGATAACTCCAACTTTTTACGCAAGCTAGAAGAAGCACGCAACGGAGTACGCAACACATCAAGACAAATTGAAGAAAGCGGGCTGAGTATTGAGAAGATATTTGGAAGACTGACCACGGCCGCAGCCACTTTCGGAATCAGTCTTGGAGCGCAGCAGCTCATCAGTGACATAGCTCGTGTACGCGGCGAGTTCCAGCAGCTTGAAGTGGCATTCCAGACAATGCTTGGAAACAAGGAACAGGCGGACACACTAATGTCCCAACTGGTACGTACCGCCGCCATCACTCCATTTAACCTTCAGGATGTAGCCAATGGTGCGAAACAACTGTTAGCCTATGGTACGGAGGCTAAAGATGTGAATGATACGCTTGTCCGGCTTGGGGATATCGCGGCAGGACTATCCATCCCTTTGAACGATCTGGTCTGGCTGTATGGTACCACCATGACACAAGGAAGGCTCTTCACACAGGACCTACGTCAGTTTATGGGACGTGGAATTCCATTGGCCGATGAACTTGCCAAACAATTCGGAGTAACCAAAGACAAGGTAGGCGAACTTGTGACAGCAGGAAAAGTAGGATTCCCCGAAGTGCAGAAGGCCATTGAATCCATGACCAATGAAGGCGGCAAATTCGGCGGTCTGATGGAAGCACAATCCAAAACCATTACCGGACAAATAAGCAATATCGAAGATGCAATTGACACCATGTTCAATAAAATCGGAAAGCAAAACGAGGGTGTCATCAACAAGACCTTGTCCGGCATGTCTTACCTGGTGGAGAACTATGAGAAGGTAGGTCGGTTATTGACCGGACTTGTTGCTACATACGGTTCATACAGGGTTGCAGTCATGACCGTAACAGCCATTCAGTCGCTTCAAACCTCCGGCATAGCTGCCCTGACTGTAGCGGAACGTGCCCACTACGGATGGCTGGTCTTGCAAACAACAGCACAAAAAGCGTTGAACGCTGTCATGCTTACTAATCCATATGTGTTATTGGCAACGGCGGTTGTAGGGCTTGGAGCTGCCATGTGGGCATTATCCGACAGCACAACATCTGCTGAACGTGCTTTGGACTCGTACAACAAGAAAATAGAAAAACTCAACACGGACGAAGAAGATCGGAAACGTACTTTGGAAGGTCTTGTTAGCACCATTAATAGCGAGGTGGAAGCCGAGACCACTAAACTTAAAGCCTTAAAAGACATTGAGAAACTATATCCTGTACTCTTTAAGAAGTATGTCGATGAGAAAGGTCATATACATGACTTGACTGGGTTTTGGAAGGCATATAATGAAGAGGTTTCAAAATCCAGAACACAGTCAAAACAGGCTATAGTCGAATCTTTGGAACAACAAATAAAAAGTGCAGAATGGGCTTATAATCTGGCAAGGAAAGAGAACAACCGTTCCGAAATGAAGGTTCAGGCACAGCGTATCGAAGACCTGAAGAATGAATTGGTAAACGCAAGAAAAGATGTCTTGTCAGAAATCAATACCCAATTGGAAGTTGAGAACAGACAGGAAACACAAGAAACTACATATCAAGAGGATTTGGCAAATGCTAAAGTCGAATGGGAGAAAGCGAAAAAAGGGTATGAGGCCTTAATCAAAGATCAGACGGCTACATCGAAACAGGTGAAAGAAGCCAAAGATAAGATGGAGGCATCCGAAAAGACATACAAGGAGTTGGGCGGAGTAACCGGAAGCGCACTGACCAGACAGGAAAATCTAGCAAAAAAGCAAAAAGAAAATCAGGAAAAGCTGGACGGGCAACTTCTTTCACTTCACCGTCAGAACCAACAGGATGAAATCAACCTGATGAGAGAAGGCACGGAAAAGAAGTTGAAACAGATTGACCTTGATTATCAGAAACAGATTGATGCGATAAGAAAACAGGAGGAAGAATGGAGCAAAGCCGGTAACGGTAAGCTGACCGACAAGCAGGCACAGAAAATTTCAGAAGCTTATACCAATGCCGAAAGTATGAGAGATAAAGATATTTCCAATGTAACTGAAGGACAGCTGAAAGCCGAACAACAGGCTTTAAACGACTACTTGAAAGAATATGGCACGTTCCAGCAGCAGAAATTGGCTATCGCCCAAGAGTATGCGGAAAAAATAAGGAAAGCACAGGAAGAAAACGGTGTTAATAGTGCACAAGTAAAGTTACTGGAGAAACAACGTGATGTTGCCATACAGAACAAGGAAACAGAAGCCATAAAAGCCAATATAGATTGGGTTACTGTGTTCGGTGAGTTTGGTTCCATGTTTTCCGACATGATAAAGCCCGCCTTGGACGAAGCGAAAAAATATGTACGGACTGACAAGTTCAAGAACTCCGATCAGGCAAGCCAGAAATCATTGATTGACGCCATCAGCCAGATGGAAAAGTCTTTGGGTGGTACAAGTGGAGTCAACTTCAAGAAACTTGGAGAGGATGTAAAAGCCTATCAAATAGCAGAACAGAATCGTATCAGTGCCATAGGGATTGAAACAGCTGCTTTGGAAAGACTAAAGAAATCACAGGATGATTACGCCAAAGCGCAGAAGGGCGGAACGGAAAGTGAGAAACAAGCCGCAGCAAACGCTCTTGAAACAGCACGGCAGAATGCTGACATTGCATCCGCCAATGTGAAGACACAGACTGATATCGCCAATCAGGCCCAGCGTAATGTGACTGATACCGCCACCAGACTGAAAGCAAGCATGGAAAATTTGTTGGGAGGCTTGCAGCAAATTTCATCCGGTGGATTGTATAACGCATATAGCGGAATTATCAAAACCGTGAACGGATTCAAGGATGTCATAGGAAAAACGTCAGAATCTCTTAAGGAGGTTCCCATTGTCGGATGGATTCTGTCCATCATTGACGTACTCAAAGACGGATTAAGTGATCTTGTCGGTGGTCTGCTTGATGCTGTTCTGAACGCTGTCAGTGGAATTATCGGTGATGTCTTGTCAGGGGATTTGTTTGTCACAATCGGCAAGTCATTGAGGAACGGCATAGGAAACATCCTGAACGCAATCTCATTCGGAGGCTTCAACTCCTTGTTTGGAATAGGTGGAAACGCCAAGGAAGTACAGGAAACGATAGACAGGCTGACGGACAGGAATGAAACTTTGCAAACGGCCATCGAGGATCTGACTGACGAGATGAAGGCAAGCAAGGGAATGAAATCGGTTGAATCTTACAGGGAAGCTGTAAAGTATCAGGAGGAAGTCAATAAAAACTATCTGCAAATAGCAAAGGAGCAAGCCGGATATCATAAGAGCCACGGCAGCTGGCAGCATTATCTGAAATGGACGGATGAAATGCTGGAACACGCAAGAAAAGCTACCGGCATGCAGGATTTCTCCGGCACCGATTCCTTGTGGAATCTGACCCCCGAACAGATGAAGGCTCTACGGTCGGACGTATGGTTATGGGATATCATGGAATCTTCCGGTAAGGGAGGTTACGGTGAGCGTGTTACCGACAAGCTGGATGATTATATAGAGCAGGCAGGAAAACTGGAAGAACTGACCGAAAGTCTTTATGAGGGCCTGATCGGAATGTCATTCGATTCCATGTATGACAGTTTTATAAGCAGTCTGATGGATATGGAGAAGAGTGCGGAGGATTTTGCTGATGACATATCCAAATATTTCATGCAGGCGATGCTGTCAAATGCCATCGGTGAACAGTTTAGTGACAAGCTGAGAGTATGGTATGACAGATTCGGCAATTCCATGAAAAATGACGGTACATTGGATTCTGATGAAATGGATAAACTGCTGAATGGTGACGGTGATTTTATGGGTTGGAACGAAATGGTGGACGAAGCCATGAAGCTCCGTGACGAGCTTGCCGCAGCAACCGGATATGACAAGATTTCACAGGAGTCCTATTCCCAATCTTCTTCATCAAGAGGGTTCGGCACTGAAATGACACATGAAGATGCAGGAGAACTAAGCGGTAGGTTTACAGCATTGCAGATTGCAGGAGAAGAAATAAAAAATGCCATGCTGAATACGCTGGCGGTGGCACAAGCCATATCCTCATTTGCCAAAGACAACAATACAATGTTGACTGAGATAAGAAATCTGATGATTTCATCCAACGGTCACCTTGAAAGTATTAACAAATACACCAAACTAATTTATAAGTTTGGAGACAAGCTTGACGAAATAGCGAAAAATACAAAAAGTATATAAATATGCCACAAGAAGAACTGTTTATTAATGGAAAGGACGCTTATACCACATGGGGAATAAGCATGGATGACACTGCACTGTCCGCCCTCATGACCCCAGCACCCAATAAGGAGTTCATTGAGAACAAGAGCCGAATGGAGCATGGAAAGCGTGTGATAACAGCTGATCCCAAAAAGGACGAGCGCGATCTTACATTACAGATAAACCTGACAGCCCCTGATAAAGATACATTCTTTGCAAGGTATGACAGCTTTTGTAATGAGTTGGATAAAGGAATACTTGAAATAAAGACAAAGTATCAGCCCAATATAGTTTACAGGACTATTTATATTTCCTGTAACCAGTTCAGCCAATTCATGCAAGGCATAGGAAAATTCGTGCTGAAGCTGAATGAGCCTAATCCCAATAACAGAAATTCCCCTTGATATTCTATTTGATTTTCAAATAAAATATATACTTTTGTTCAGCATTGTGTAAAGGCACACAAAACTTAATTATGGAACAAATCGACATCAAAGACATATCCGGTGCTATCCTGCTTACAACTTTGATCAATGAAGGCTGCAAGCGTAAGTTCACTCTGATGAAGGAGGACTACATCATGTTAAAGTTCTCCTTAGAGAATCCCATATATTTCAAACTTGGCTCATACGTGGAATGTAACTTCGGATTGTTCGAGGTGTGCGACTTGCAGAAGCCCGCATTCAACACCAATACCGCCGGCTACGACTACGAATTAAGACTTGACGCCTACTACTGGAAATGGAAAAACAAAATCTTCAAATATACCCCGGAAACGGCCGGACAGGAAGCGTCCTGGAACCTGACCGCTCCGCTTGACGTACAAGCCGGTATAGTCCTTAGAAATTTGAAAGCTCTTGGTTACACATACAAAGGACAGGATTTTGTTTTCTCCATTGATTCCACAGTCGAAAACAAGTCCCAGTTGATGAGTTACGACAACATCAACATCCTTGACGCTTGTTTTGAGATGGCGAAGAAATGGGATTGCGAATGTTGGGTGACTGAAAACATCATCCATTTCGGGCGTTGTGAGTTCGGTGATCCTGTTAATTGGGAGATCGGTGTAAATGTAGAGGAAATGTCCCGTTCGGATTCACAATCGACTTACGCAACGAGAATCTATGCTTTCGGTTCTACAAGGAACATTCCTTCAAATTACCGCCCCGTTGATGAAACGGTGGTGGTGAATGGTGTGGTTCAGAAAAGATTAATGCTGCCCGAGGGTATTCCCTACATTGATGCATACCCTAATATGACTACCGAGGAAGCCGTCGAGCAGGTGGTTATCTTCGATGAAGTCTATCCTCGAAGAACAGGCATCATGTCGGATGTCACCACTATCGAAGTGACGGACAAGGTGGAGAATGAGGACGGCACAACCACCGAGGAAAAATGGAATGCCTACCGCTTTAGGGACACGGGTGTTAACTTTTCCGAGAAATATATCCTCCCCGGTCAGGAGCTGAGGATACGTTTCGCATCCGGGCTTCTCAACGGTTTGGAGTTTGCCGTGAAGTTCAATCCTGAGGGAAAGCCGGAGAAATTGGAGGATGGCGGATGGAACCCTGAGGCACAGCTTTGGGAGATAGTCAGGAATGAGGACTATGGCAGACCGCTTCCCGGTGATGTGCTCTTTCCCCAGGATGGAGATGAATATGTGCTTTCCGGCTGGGACAGCACGAAAATAACCGAACTGGGGCTTGTGGGTGCCGCCGAGCAGGAGTTGAAGGAAAAGACTGAAAAGTACGCTGCCAAATCCAAGATAGACCCGAGTACCTATGGCTGCACGATGATGTCAAATGACGCATACCGTGAGGATGGCGTTCATAATTTCTATAGCATCGGTCAAAAGGTCAACCTTATCAACAAGGCTTATTTCGAGAACGGAAGACAGTCAAGGGTTATCGGATTTGAATTCAATCTTGATTATTCCTTTGACTCACCTGTTTATACTGTCGGGGAAACCGCCGCCTATTCCCGTATCGGGGAGCTGGAGGAAAAGGTTGAGAGCCTTACCCTGAAGGGACAGACCTATACGGGCGGTGGTGGCAGCGGTGTGTATGTGATCGGAAGCCACGACTCCACCCCAGCAACAGACCATAACGTGTATTCCGCATTGCGCTCGCTGATCATGTTCATGCGCAAGGATACGGAGGAACGCACCGGTTTCCTATTATCCCTGTTGGGCGGAACCGTCATCAAGAAATACGCCAAGTTCGGTGATTTCGTTACCGGTGTTTCTGGAGGTTACATCGGTGAGGACGCCCGTGCCGAGCTGGAGGCTTTGGTCCTGCGCAGCTCTCTGAGTGTACCAGAACTTCGTTTCAACCGTCAGACCTATTTTGAAGGATATAATACTATAAGTCCCGGCGGAGGGCTGAAGATAAAAAGCTTTGTCGCCAATAGTGACGGCAGCTATACTGTCATCCCTGATCTGGAGGATGGTGTACCGCTGGGACAGAAGCCGGACGATATCCTCCTAGGCTTCTGGCATGACAAAAGCGTCACTACCGGTGACTTTATTGGTTTCCGGAAAATACAGTACCGTATCACTTCCGCAGATTACGACGAGAAGACATTCGTGATGGTTCCGCGTCCCGGATATGAGTTCGTTCCCCATAACGAGATGCGTCTCGGACAGACGGGGAACTTCACCGACAAGGAGCGTCAGACTTATATCATCATAGACGTGCGTGACGGTAACTGCTGCATCACCCTTGTTGACAATGCCAACACCTGGGACCCGGAGCCGGCACAGATGAAGAGCTGGTTCGGCAAGAAGAAGGGTATGACCATCAACGGGATCAACTGCGACAGGTTCTCGGCAGTATTGCAGGATATCATCATGACGGGATTGATTTTTCAAATTGATGAAATTACCGGTAGCACAGTCCGCGTTCCTATCGACTTCCCTAGCTGGGAGCCGGGCAGGAAGTATGCGTATTATTCCCGTGTGCCCCATAACGGTTCCACATGGTTGTGCGTCAATGACAAGGGCACTACTTCCGAGCCATCCGAAAACAATCCGGACTGGCTTGTATCAGCCGCCAAAGGTGACAAGGGTGATCCGGGACTGTCTGTAATAGGTGGCGGTCATTGGGAATCCTCTAAGACCCCATACGAGGTCAATACCATGGTCACTTTGGCGGGCTGTGTTTTTATCTCCAAGGTGAAAACATCCAATCCTCCCATCAGGATCGCAAGGTTCAAGAATGGCAGTTATCGTCGCAAAAAGGATGGCGGTTATATCCTTTCCGGGAAGTCAGCCGACTGGACCGTGCATGAAGATTGGGAGATGCTTCTGGACGGGCGTGAGCTGAAAGGCGAAAGCATCACCTTCCTTGGTGAATTCGCATCCCATCCGTCCAATCCCAAGGAGGGTGACAGCTACCGAAATACGGCTGACCATTGTACTTACATATACCGGAATGGTTTGTGGATGGTCATGGTCAAAGACGGGACTGACGGTAAGGACGGCAAAGGTTACGAGTGGATCTACACCCGTACCAACATCATCGGCCTTACCCCTGACAAGCCGGATTCGAAGCAGCAGGATGATTATATACCGGAAGGCTGGACAGATGATTTTCTTGGCGTGGATGCAGACCATCAGGTGGAATGGGCGTGCAAACGTGTGAAGCGTGATGGAGTATGGAGTGAATGGAGCACTCCGGCCCCTGTGCACCGTTGGAGTAAGGACGGGGAGTCGAATATCATGGCCGACCTTGACAATGAGATGGTGAGCGTCGCTCTTACCAGTACCGGTGTTACTACTTCCGCACAGTCATGGACTACCCATGTATCCATGTGGTACGGTACCGAGAAACTCACCCTTGAGACTTTAACAGTCAGCACGCCTGCCGGTTTCACGGCAAGCACAAGCAAGGCCACCGGAGCGGTGGCGATATCCGTCGCTGCCGGAAAGTCGGTTCCGGAACAGAATACGGTCACCATCACACTGGCTGCAATGAAGAACGGGCAGCTCTATACCCGTGAACTGACTTTCAAGATAACCGGTGTCCGTGGCGGGGCGGACGGTTCCGATGCGGTAATTTATAGCCTTGTCACTTCGGCCACGATGGTCAGCAAGAACAAGAACGGCGGTTACAGTGTAGCTTCGGTATCCTGCCGGCGTATGAAGACAGTCGGTGCGGTCACTACGGCCACAACGGACGGGGAGTTGAAGTACAGTCGTGACGGTGCGGCCGAGGTTCCCATCGGTGATGGTGTCGGGGTGGCTTCCGGTAATTTTACCAGTAGCTTGAAGTTCGTGTTCTACGTGAACGGTCAGGCGGTTGATGTCGAGACTGTCCCGATGGTTGTGGACGGCAGTGACGGAAAGGATGGTGAGAGCATCACAGCAGCCGGTCATTGGGAATCCGCCAATACTCCGTATGCCAAGAACAGTACAGTATCGTTTGCCGGAGGATCTTACTTAAGCAAGGTTGAAACCTCCAACCCTCCGATTAAAATCGCCAAGTTCAGAAACGGCAGACTCCGCAGGAAAAGAGACGGCGGATACATCCTCGCCGGCAGATCTGCGAACCGGACGGTACATGCGGACTGGCAGGAGATGGTTGCTCCCGTCGGACCGTCGGCATCCTACTGGCTGGACAGTCCTGTCAGCGTGATCAACTTCACTTCAACAGGCACGCCATCCCCGTCTGGATTCCTTGTCACTTGCAAACAGAATGTGGCAGGCAATGTAAGCACGTGCAGCACGCTTTATCTGGCTGCACGCAAATACAACGGAAGCTGGCTGGCTCATGTAGGTGCGACACTGAACAGCCAGATATCCGTACCTGCGACAGCCGGATACACCCAGTTTGCCGTCCGGGCTTATAAATCAGCTTCCGATGCTGCTGCTTGGAATGACAATTATGTGGCCGAGAAGGGTGTGGGTGTTGCAAATGATGGTTCCATAGGAGCAACAGGAGCTACGGGTGCGTTCCCTTATGACAGAGGTGTATGGGCTTCCGGACAGACATACGTATGGAATGCAAAACAGCGTGACAAGATCATTCACAAAATAGGTGAAGTTTATTACAATTTTCTTGTGCGCAACTATGGAAGTTCTGTATCAGCGGCTCCTACATCCGCTAACGGAGATTCCAACTGGGAAGCCATGCAGAAATACAAAAGTCTGGTAACCGACATATTCCTTGCTGATAAGGCGAACATAGCCGGATTTATGTTCAAGTTGAACGGATACACATCGGACGGGGCACCTTACGGTATCATGCAGTCACAGGACAGCACTAACGGCCAGCCTAATCTGAGGATGGACACAAAGACCGGAGAGATTCTTTGTCAGAAAGCGAATATCACCGGGACTATCATAGCGACAAAGGGGACAATTGGCGGATTCAATATCGGTAATAATTTTATCGGCAGCACTAATATGTCGGCTGTAAATGTTGATAATTTGTTGCTGCAATACGACAAATTTGAAATGAAATACGAACGGTTCCAGTCAATAGACGGACATTTATACCAAGGTATTTTGGATACAGTAATTAGAAGTGGAAGTATAACTGTATCATCAACCGGGGATGTTTCAACAGCGGATGATACTCTGTATGTAAGATGTGGAAGTTATATTTTTTCAGTCGGGCGAAACGGAATTCGCAAGTCAACGAATGGAGGAAGTACCTGGGTGGATTTATAACATTTAAAATATTAAAGTATGAGAATAAATTTTGCACAATTTCCTATTTACGACGGGATTAAGAAAGAAAAACTGATAGCCAACAACATCACTGAGGCCTACGGTGACTGGATATACAAGAACGTAGCGGGTTTGAAGGCGCATCTCCTTGCTGAGAAGATATTCAAATCTACTGCTGAAGGTGTCGAGATTGACGAAGAAGAGGTGGATATCATAAGACGCTCCACCTCCATGCTGCCCGGTCTGCTGGCTGATTCTTTGAATGATTATTTAGATAAAAAGGAGGAACAACATGAAAAAGGTATATTGTAACAACCTTCTGGCAAAGGTGCTGCTTGCGTTCAGTTCTTGCCATACGATAACAATCGGTCCGTTTGTTTTAAGCAAGCGACCGGAAGAGAAAATCACTCAGAAAGTGAGAAACCATGAGTGTACCCACGCCCGTCAATGGGTTGAGATGGCAGTTGCCATCGGTACAGTTATCTGGATCTTGCTGTTGTGTTTTGACCTTTCCGCCTGGTGGCTGGTACTGGCCGGGCTGGCATTCTATCTCTGGTATGGTGTGGAGTGGCTGGTCAGGGCGGTACGGTTGAAGGATGCCGGCAGGGCGTATAAGACGGTATCGTTTGAGAGGGAGGCATATTCCAACGAGGATGATCCGAATTATATTGAGAACAGTAATTATTTTGCATGGGTGAAGTATTTGTTTTAATTTTAAAATTTGCATTATGGACTTGAATAATATAGTTGGCTTTAAAGCTGTGGATAAAAACGGCAACGAACGACAGGTGACCGTCGATGAGATGACAGAATTAGTTTCCGCACGGATTGTTTCCGCTGCATCAGAAATATCAACATTTGCTGCCGCTGCGGCAGCCGGAACAGATGAGTTTGAGGACCAGTTGCCCCAGTCCGACACCTTCTCTTGGCTCCGTACTTTGGACGGTTCCAAGAACCCAACTTTGACATCTTCTTCGGCTGCCGCGAAAGTCCTGGGAGAACTCA